TACTCGCAAGACAGGCAGACACACCAACCATGAGGAGCAACAGGTTTGGTTCTCTGGCGACAAAGGCTTTGAGTTCGCTTCTGAGATCGTAACTGATATCAAGTGGGGTAGAGCATGAACCCTGCAATGGAGCAAAAGTTCACAGCATATCTACAGGATCAGATGGGGAAACCATTTGAGTGGGGAGTTAATGATTGCAATACCTTCGTGCTAAACCTTCTGGATCATATGCTGAACACTAAAACTATTCAGCCAATTCTTGATGAGCCATATAACGATGAGCGAACTGCTATCAAGTTTGCAATCACTCATCCCACATTAAGAGAGCATCTATCAGCAATTCTCAAGCCTGTAAAGAAAGGCTTTGCTCAAACGGGTGATTTGATCTTCGTTAGAGATGGAAAATGGGATGCAGGTCATATCTGTATAGGCAATAAAACTATTGCTCCAGACAGAGAGTTAGGTGTAACCCATCTTGAGATGCCTGATGGTGATGTTTATAGGTGGTCACAATGCTAGGTCATTGGCATACTGGATATACAAAGCCACCATTCAAAGAAGCACCAGTTGTTGCCGCAGTAGCGGGAGCAGTAGCATCTAATGCTGTTGGAACATATCTAACAACTACTGTTGGGGGTTTTTGGGCGGGAACTATTGCTGGAATTTCTTATGGAGCAGTAGCAGGGGCAGTAGCAGGAGCAGTTGTCTCTGGAGTAGTTGGTCAAGCATTAGCAGATGAGCCAGAACAACCTGATTTCGGTAGTAATTCTGTTGTCAAAGGATTATTACTTAATAAACAGGCAAATGATGCCGCTATTCCTGTTATCTACGGAAGCAGAAGGATTGGCGGAACAAGGGTACTGCTGGAAACTACAGGAACGGATAACGAATACCTTCATATTGTATTAGCCTTCTCTGAGGGCGAGATTGATTCTATTGAAAATATCTATCTGAATAATGTCGTATCTACAGATAGTCGCTTTACTGGCTTTTTGGACACCTATACTCACACTGGAGCAGACGATCAATCGGCAGATAGTAATCTGGTCTCCAATGTAACTGATTGGACAACTGATCATAGACTGCGTGGTACTGGCTATCTCTATGCAAGACTGAAATACGATCAAGATGCCTATCCATCTGGTGTGCCTACAATCACTGTAGATGTGAAAGGGCAGAAAGTCTATGATCCCAGAGACAGCAGTACAGCATGGAGTGAGAACCCTGCTCTCTGCATTAGAGATTATCTAACCAACACCCGATATGGAAGGGGTATTGATTCAAGCCTAATTGATGATACAACCTTTAATAGTGCCGCTAATTACTGTGAAGAAGATGTAACTATTGGGGGAGCAACCAAAGATAGATATACCTGTAATGGAGTAGTAAATACTCAGAACGGATCAATGGAAGTTCTAAAGAAGATGCTGACAGCATGTAGAGGCTTCCTGATCTTCTCTGGTGGTAAGTATAAGCTGATTATTGATAAGACCGAGACAGCCTCGTTCACCTTCTCTAAGGATAACATTGTTGGTGGCTGGACTATCGCACTTGGATCAAAGAATACTCAGTTCAATAGAATCAGAGCTAACTTCTTCAATCCATCAAGGGATTGGCAACCAGATATAGCAGTAATTGATTCCTCAACTCTCCGCACTCAGGATAACGGTCTACTGTTAGAAAAAACCATTGATCTACCCTTCACAAACGATATTGATCGGGCGAAGATGATTACCACTATCAATCTCAATCAATCCAGACAGCAGATTACTTGTGAATTTACAGCCACTATTGAAGGATTGAGAGCAGAAGTTGGTGATGTAGTTTATGTCAAACACGCAACACCTGGGTGGGATACGCTTAACTCCAATCAGGGTAAGCTATTCAGAGTTATTGGGATCAAGCTAAAGAATACAGATGAGGTCTCAGTATCTTGTCTGGAATATGATGCGACTGCTTATAACTTCGGCACGATTTCCGCCAGTGATTCAGCACCCAACACCAATCTGCCAGACATGACAACCGCTGTTGCCCCTACAGGTCTTGCTATAGCCGAAAGTCTGTATACGACCACCAATGGATCAGGCGTTAAAGTCAAGGGAACTGTGTCATGGACTGCCTCTGCGGATGTATTTGTCAAGGAATACATTGTTGAGTACAAACTAAATGCCGACAGCACATGGATATTTGAGACCACAACCAGAAGAACCACTGCTGATATTCTTGATCTTGCACCCGGTGACTATGATGTAAGGGTCAAGGCTGTTAATACTGTGGGCGTTTCTTCATCCTACACAACTATCACCAGCCAGACTATACAAGGATTAACTGCTAATCCTGCTGACATAACGGGTCTTTCAGTAGTTGCTCTGAACGATCAGGCTCATATCTCTTGGGATTTGGCATCTGATCTTGATGTCAAGCATGGCGGAAAGATTAGATTTCGTCACTCTAATGTTACAGACGGAACAGCTACTTGGGCTTCATCTACAGATATTGGATCTGCTGTTGCAGGACACAATACTGATACGGTGCTACCGTTGTTGGCTGGAACTTATATGGCAAGAGCGGTTGATTCGACAGGAAACGAATCATTGACTGAAGCTAGCCATGTAATTACCACTGTCCCCAATATTACAAAAATGAATCGGATTTTGACTGTTACAGAAAACCCGTCTTTTACAGGAACGAAAACAGGGCTAGATACAGTAGACAACATTTTGAAGTTTGAGTCCACGGACTTAATAGATGACAGAACTGCAAATATAGACACTTGGACATTCTTTGATTCTAACTCTGGAGTGGATACAACAGGCGTTTATGAGTTCGATGGAGCTGACCTTGGAAGCATATTAACAAGTAGGGTGACTCACGCCATATCATTCACAACGTTTGAAGTTGGGGATTACATCGATAGCCGAACAAGCCTAATAGATACATGGACAGACTTTGATAATCCTCCTGCTGATCTGAATCTTGATCTCTATGTATCTACCACAAATGATGCTGTAGCTGGTTCGCCTACATGGAGCGCATGGAGCAAATTCAAAACAGGTGACTTCACTTGCAGGGGATACAAATTCAAACTGACGGCATCAAGTGCAGACAGTGACCACCAGTTTAATTTATCAGAATTATCTGTTGATATTGATATGCCTGATAGAGTACAGGGCGCAAAAGACATAACGAGCGGAGCGGGGGTTAAATCGATTGTTTATTCTGACTCATTTTATGACTCTAATCCATCGGTCGGCATTACTGCCAATGATATGGCAAGCGGAGATTATTTTACTGTTGCCAATAAAAGTGCGACAGGATTTGATGTGACGTTCTATAATTCGAGTGATACAGCAGTTAGTAAATCATTCAACTGGCAAGCAAGAGGTTATTAGTTTTACAACGATAAAGAGGTTAAAATAAAGTTATGGCTGAACATGATTATGCAATTGCAAACGACACAGGGGCGAATGTCAGATCGGATATTAACAATGTTCTGTCTGCTATCGTATCTCAGAATAGTAAGGCAACAGAGCCTTCAACAACTTATGCCTATATGTGGTGGGCGGATACTGGCAACGACTTATTAAAGCAGAGAAATGCGGCAGATGATGGTTGGGTTAGTATTCTAACTTTATCTACTGGCGCACCAATTGGTGGCTTTCAGAATGATGGTACTGAAAATCTAACTTCACTTGGTATTGACGATAATGCTACCTCTACTGCTATTACTATTGATAGTAGTGAGAACGTTTCGATAGACACTGGCAACCTAGTAATAGGCACATCAGGCAAGGGTATTGATTTCTCTGCTACTGCTAATACAACAGCTTCTGGTGCTTCTATGACATCAGAGCTATTAGATGATTATGAGGAAGGTACTTTTACTCCTACAATTACATTTGTATCAGGGCAAAGTGGTATCTCATATAACGCAAATACAGGTTTCTATACAAAAATAGGAAATACAGTGAGCGTATGGTTTGCTTTATATCCTAGTGCTTTTACTTCGTCAGGAGGGGATCTATTGATTGCAG